TGACAAGTCAACAGCTCTGCCAGTTGCGTGAACCGACAATGAGCCTGGCTTACCGCGCATGTCACGTTGACCCCAAGAACCGTTGTTCCATAGCGCGCCATTTGATGCGGCGATTGCTTGTTTAATCCATTCGTTCATGCCGGCACGGGGCGCTGGTGATGCACCGTCAGCGTTGCCGATGTAGTCGCGTGCGTTTGGCACGCCAGGCTTAGCCTTTGCTACTGCCACGACCAAACTTCATGTCTTTAGGGTTGAAGTAACGCAACGCTGTTGGGCAGACCGCGCCAATTGCAGCTGCTAACAATGCTGATGGGTCGGTGTTGCCTGTTACTGCAAGTGCAACGACGGCAGCAAGCATTGAGCGACCGTATGATGCGAGTAAGGCTTTGTCACTTGGTTTCATTGGTTGGCTCCTTTGGTTTAGATTTTAGCCCGTTTGAGGCCACAAGACCTGACAACGTGCCAGTCATAAACACGGTCAAAGTCGATAGCAGGTCAATAAAGGCAGCGTCGTTGGGTGCTTGTTTGTCTATCGGCTGGGTCACAAACATGAGCGCGTACACAAAGCCAATAACGGTGATCGCAAACACGCTGGCAAGAACTACGCCCACCACAACGATTAGTCGAGCGTGAAGCTCTTCAGGCTTAAGGCGTGGTCTCATAAATCAAATCCCTTGTGCACGTTCCAGATGGGTTGCAGATCGGTGGTTCGCATTCTGGCTTTTCCCAATTGCTTGGGTCTTGGCATGGGTAGCGATATGAGCCGTCATAACTACACCCAGCGCAACCCCACAAGACGACCGCAATTAGCGCGCCGTAGCCGATGAGGTAACGCCACTTCATTACGCTTTAGGTCGTGTTAAAGGTTTTGGTGGGTTTTCTTCGTGTTCCCAAACAGTTAGTGTTTCGCCTTGCAAAACCCAACCAGTTTCAAATCCTTCATTTTGAAGAAGTTCTATTAGTTTTTGATGTTCTGTTTTTTCAATCATGCTGAAACCTCAAAAAGAGTTATATAACTTGTAGGTGTTGTCCCAAAAGTCGTTTGAACTGAAACATTTGCCGCCGCTACACCTATGTTAGAAAATTGTGTTTTGTATGTCGTCGCTGAAGTAGTAGCGGGGCTATCCAAATACGATGCTGACGCACTTCCAATAAATAACTGAAGATTAGTTGCTGTATACCCTGCGCCTTCTACAAAATAAGTTAGCACCGTTGAACCGCGCAAAATTCCAATGCGTAGCGCGTTATTAGAGTTTCCGCTCGATTTCGCTAAACCTGCTTGGTCTACAACTACTAACACTTTGCTTGTGGCAGATGTTGGGGTAATTGTTGCGGTTAACCCTGTGTCAGCCAAAGTAGATGTAGAGTTAGTCGCTTGTGTTGCGTAACTTCCTTGAACGACTTGCAAAATACGAAACGCACCGCGCAAATCGTTCATCTGTGCAGCGGTCAAAACCTGCCCAGCGGTAAATGATGCTGGAAGTGTGGTTGGTGTTGCCATAGTGTCTCCTATCCTAAAGCATTTACGGTGTCGAGTGTGCCATACAACAGGTCATCCAAAATCAGGTCATATAGCACGGTTGTTGGCGCGGTTGAATACAAAACTCTGTGCCCTGTGGCAAAGTCAAGGTAATGCTCGATGCCTTCCACGCTTAAATCTTGGGTCAATTGTTTAGACGTGGCGCCGCTTGGAAATGATTTTTCAATGCTTATTGTGTCGCCAATTTCAATGGATGCCAGCGTGTCTTTTTGGGCGTTCGTCAGCATCAGAAACTTGGTTTCCACCGAAGTAAACCGTGGTTCTGGCAAAGGGTTAAGCAGGTAAAGCGCCGCGTTTTGTATTTCAGTTGCGTCATGCAAAAGACTATTTGTAATGCTTGACGTCTGAATAAAATAAGTGGCGATTGACCCAGGGTTAGTGGCTGTAAATGTGTCGCCATCAAGAGCTGTAACAACTGATCTGTTGATGACCGAATCAGCCTCAAAGGAGATGCCCAAACCGTCGAATTTGACACCTGTCCCGTCATCGTTAAAACTGGCCACCGACGGGGTAAGCGTCGTGCCTGTACGATTTTGAAATGTCAGCGTGCCTTCTTTTGACATGAACACTCGACCAAATTCTGCGGTTTCGTTGATTTGGGTGATGTATTGCAGCACGTTTGTGCCAGCAGGGATGTTGTAGGCGTTGTCGTGTCCAAGGTTTACTGTGCCGGTGGCAATGTTGCGTTGCGATAATGGGAAATCAACTTCAGGCAAGTTAAGAATAGTTGTAATGCGCGCACCTGATAATTGTGCCGACGGGTTATAAGCATCTAAATAGGTTTGTGACAGCAAATAAAACTGGTCAGCGCAATACACGGTCACGGTGTCCAAACCACCGAGCGCAAAGTTGTAGTCATAGTTAACGACATAGCCTGAAAACAGGTATTCGGCGTTGTTGCTTTGGTCGTATCGAATCAGCTGCACTTTACGCATTGGTGCAAGACCAGGCTTGGATTGTGGCGTATCGTAATACGGGCTTTCATCGTCAAACGGATTAAAAATCCCATCCACGTCTCTGATGGTAAATGTCATTGTGCCCGCGCTGAACTGATCGCCAACATCGCGCCTACCACGTTTAACCATCACATCGGTGCAATCAGCCATCACGTCGGCATATTCGGTATTGCCATCAAGCACATAAACCGTGTTATCAAGTACGCCAGCAACCGTGTTGTCTAAACGAAACGAGTTAACAAGGAACCCTGTTTCTATTTGCAGGTCATAGTTACCTGAATCAACGACTGCGACGCCTGGCATTAGGCAATGTTCAGAGCCAATGGCCCTGCACTCCGTGAGTAGGCGCGCAATGCGTTGACCACGGCTTGACCAATTTCTGCGCTTGTAGATAGTCCGCCAGTTACGTTTACGGTTACGCCACCGCCTGTGGCCATGCGATCTAATGGCACGACTGCTTCTGGGCCTGCTTCGCCGATCAGGGCAAGCGTTGGTGCGGTCACAATGCCACCTTCAGCCATGCGCGGTACACCTAAACGTCCTGCAGCTGGTCGAGCGGCTTCAGCACCACCACCAAGTTTTGGAACGTTGATCGTTGGCACTTTTGGAATATCCGGCACCAATGGGATTGAGTTGTAAGCGCTGATAATTGCGTTTACTGCGCCGACCGCTGCGTTGACCATGCCCGTAAAAAATCCGATGACGGTATTTACAATGGCGTTGACACCTATTTTAAACCATTCAAACTTGTTGTATGCGGCGACCAAACCAACGATCAGTAAAGCGACACCTGCGGCGATTAGGGCAAATGGGTTGAGTGCCATTGCAATGTTTGTGGCGACGATTGCGGCGGCTACCGCACCGATAGCGCCTGCAATAAACAGGAATGCTTGTGGGTTGTCTTGAGCCCATGCAGCGAACTTGTTAAGTACAGGTAAAATGGCTTCGAGCACAGGCAACAAAGCTGCACCGATTGACTCTTTGGTTTCTCCAATAGAGTTTTTTAAAATCTTCATTTTTCCTGCAGCGGTTTCAGCGCTTTTTGCGGTTGCACCGCCAAAGGTTCCGCCGAGCACGTCCATGATTTCGTTGAGACTTGCGCCTTCTTTAATCATGGTTGACATCTCTGGGCTTAATGATCGGAGTGCTTTAAAGTTGCCCTGGTATGCCTTGGCGAGTGCGTCAGCGACTGTGCTGGAATCGGTTTGTAGCGCTGTGCTGATGTCCATGACGAGGTTCATGTCTTTCATGGCCATATCAACATCTTTTGTACCGCGCACCAACGCTTCAAGGCTCTTGCGGTATTCGGTGTCAGCGATACCAGACGCTCGACTCATTGCGCTGATCTGGTCTTCAATTTGTGCGGTCTGGGCTTTGCCAGCGCCAGTCACATTTTGCAAAGTAAGCGCTAATGCTGCCTGCTCCTGCTGGTCTTCCATCGCGGCCTTGGTTGCGTCACCAAGTGCCAATGCCAAACCACCAAGAGCGGCAGCTGCCGGTACAGCCGCCTTTTTAATAGCAAACTGGGCTTTTTCCGATGTTGTTTCAAGTTGCTGAAACTGTTTAATAGCCTTATTAATACCCTTGCCGTCAAACTCTGAAATGATCGGGATATTGATTGCCATTATGCGGTCTCTCTGTTCGCTTCATCCATAACGCGCTTGACCAATTGCTCCATCTCGGACATGACATCATTTTGGCGTTGCTCGTATGCTTTCCACATTACTCGCGAACTACGCCCATAGCGTGCAGTTAACGCACGCCCAAGTGAGCCTTCCATAGACGTATCAAACATCGTGCCAGTAGCGCCCTGCCATTGAATAACAAACGTGCCGACATTGGACTTATTTCCGTTGTATTCCTTGATGTTTCGGGTGTTGATTTTGGCAGCAATTTTCTGTTTGCGTCCAGCCACCCAAGGCAACATTTGAAACCCTGATCGAGTTTTCCAATTGCGCGCCATACCAGATAGAGGAACATTTGACGGCACGAGCTTGTTGGCGTCATCAATAACAGGCTGCACGATCTTCTTGTAATCCTTGGTGATTTCACGGCGCAACGACTTATCAATCTTGTTAAGCGTCTTTAAGGCATCTTTCAGCCCGACAACCTCAATCTTTGCCGATACTTCCGCCATGTCATCTCCGTTTTTTGTTTGCCTCGTTAAGCACTTTAATGACCGTTGCCAAGTCCCGTGAGTCAAACACAATGTCGCTTGGCCACCAACCGACCGCGACCAATACTTCTGCTAATTGGCGGCGGTAGGTGCCGCGTCCGTAGGGTTTGGGTCTGTCTCGTCCAGTACCGGCATGATGTCGATGTCAGGGTTTTTGCTTAGCCATTCGCGCCA